ATGTTATTCCTTTAGCAAAAGGATATAAAAGCATTCCAAGTTTTACTCCTCTAAGTGGCACAGGATTAACACATACTCCTGTTGGTTTGTTTACGAGTTTTTCTGCGTCTGGCACAACAAACTATGCAGGTGATAAAGCAAAACTTTATCAAATGGATAGTAATTTAGTATTCCAAGACAAAAGTAAGTCTGGTGGATATAGTGGATCAGAAACAGCAGGTAGTAGAGATTTTTGGAGCTTCACACAGTTTGGTGCAAACATACTTGCAACAAATGGAGTGGACAACATACAAAAGTTTGAAGAAGGCACAGACACAGCATTTTCAGATCGTGTGTCTTTAAAAGCAAAATTTCTTGCTGTTATAAGAGATTTTGTTTTCACAGGATTTACAACAGAGTCTAGTGTTGTTTATAACCAAAGAGTAAAGTGGTCTGGTCTGAATGACAGTTCTACTTGGACTCCAAGTCAAGCAACACAATCAGGTTTTCAGGATATTGTTGGTACGCATGGATCAGTACAAGCAATAGTTGGTGGTGAGAGCTTCGGCATTATCTTTATGGAAAGAGCAATCTATCGTGCTGACTATGTCGGTACTCCTCTTATTTTCTCCTTCAATAAGATTGCTGATAATGTCGGTGCTTTTGCTCCACGATCTGTTGCATCATTTGGTAATCAAATATTCTTCTTGGCACAAGATGGATTTTATAAATTAACAGGTGGTCAGCAACTCACTCCTATTGGTAACGGTAAAGTTGATGAATTTTTCTTTAACGATATTACATCTAACTTTGAAGGAGTTACTTCTGCGATTGATCCCAACAACAGTATCGTTGTCTGGTCGTATCGTGGTGATGGTGCAACTGGTACAGATTTTATTAATAATAAATTATTAATTTATAATTTTTCTACTGATCGTTGGTCAACAGGATCAGGTCAGGATTTAACATTTATACAAAGTGCATCACAAGAAGCATTTAACACTTTAGAAAGTTTAGATGTTCTTGGAACACTTGATGGATTACCAAGATCCTTAGACTCATTCTTTTATGATGAAGGAGTTATTGGTCTTGCAGGTTTTAATTCAGAGAAAAAGTTTGGCAAGTTTCTTGGAGCTTCGCTGTCAGCAACAGTTGATACAGCAGAGTTCGAAGGAGTTGACGGAAGAAGAAGCACATTAATTAATGCAATACCTATTGTCGATGCAAACGGTGAAGATACAACTATTACTGTGACTCCTATTCATAGACCGTCACAAGCAAATGCAACAACAACTGGAACAGCAATTACACAAAATACATCTGGTAATTGTCCGCTTCGCACAACTGATCGCTATCACAGACTTCGTGTAAGTGTAAATGGTAACTTTACCAATATGCTTGGAGTTGATGTTGAAGCTAGACCTGAAGGGAAAAGATAATGAAAAAAAGAGAATTGACTAAAAGACAAGAAAATACTTTAAAAAAACATTCCGTACATCACAGCAAAAAACATATGGCTATGATGCGTAAAGAAATGAGAGCAGGAAAGTCGTTTACAGCAGCACATAAAAAAGCACAAAGATTAATTGGGAAGTAAATGCCTAACCAATTTCTTAATGTGCCAGTTACTATGCCTGATCAGGCACAGCATTTAAGGTTGGTAAGCACAACATTAAATAATGTTATGGATGGCAAAATAAATAGCACAGGTGAGATTACACTTCGTGCAAGTCAGACAACAACAACATTAGAAGATGCTAGAATAGGTGGTGATAGTGTAATTGTTTTTATGCCTACAACAGCAAATGGTAAGACAGCAGAAAATGATTTATTTGTTTCTGCAAGAGCTAGTGGAACGGCTACATTAACACACGCAAGTTCTAGTAATAATGATCAAAACTTTGCGTACATTATTGTTGGATGATCGTCAAAGTACCGAAGGATGATATAGACTTCGTTTGGAAAGATTGTAAACCATTTTTAGAAAAAGCTTTAGATGACACTTACAACATAGACGATATTTACAAAGGCATCAAAAAAGATTTCTTTCAACTATGGATTAGTTGGCAAGGAGGAGTGGAATGTGCGATTGTTACAGAGATGGCACAGTATCCACAAAAAAAAATATTACGATACTTCCTCGCAGGAGGTAAAAACTTAGGTCATTGGTTGACCGACATACAAAATAAAATAGAAGATTTTGCTAAACGCAACAAGTGTGATGCTGTTGAAGTAGCAGGTCGAAAAGGATGGATTAGAAAACTACATGGTTATAATCAACCAGTTTTTATTATTAGGAAAGATTTATGAGTAAAGGTAGTAACCCAACTAATGTCACAACGACAACAGCAGCAGAGCCAAGTGAATTTATAAGACCATATTTTCAACAGGCAATAGATTACGGACAGGATTTATTTGAGTCGCAAACTCCACAATTTTTTCCTGAAGCAACTTACACAGGTTTTGCTCCGCAGACAGAAACAGCTTTACAATTAGCACAAGCACGAGCAATACAAGGTAATCCGTTACTTGGATCAGCACAGGGTGAAGTCAATAAAATATTACAAGGTGATTATCTATCTCCAACATCTAATCCGTTTTTACAAAATGTTGCAAATCAAGTAGCTGATAATGTGACGAGCCAAGTGCAATCACAGTTTTCAAGAGCAGGTCGTTTAGGATCAGGAGCTAATCAAGAAATATTGGCAAAACAATTAGCAGACTCACAAAACAGATTGTTTGCTGATAACTTCGCTGCTGAAAGACAAAGACAGTTTGATGCTGTACAACTTGCTCCACAACTAGCACAAGCTGATTTTGATGACATTAGCAGACTTGGACAAGTAGGTGCTGCAAGAGAAGATTTAGAGATGGCAAAAGTACAAGATGCTATCGCAAGATTTGACTTTGAACAACAAAGACCATTTTTAAAATTAAGAGAGTATCTTGGTACTCTTGGTGCAAATGTTCCAACAACAACTGTATCAACACAACCTGTATTTAGAAACACAGGTGCAGGATTACTTGGCGGTGCATTAGCAGGTGCAAGACTTGGTGGCATGGTACAAGGTATTAATCCGATGTATGGTGCTATTGGTGGTGGACTACTTGGAGGGTTTGCGTAATGGTAATAGACAATAGAAGTGGTTTTAGAGGTTTTACAGTTACAAGAAATCCTAATACTTTTACTGCTCCGTTTTATAGTGGCAATAAAAGAATACCATTAGATCCAAATCAAAAAGTTTTTACAGGTGGTAGATCAGCTTTAGATAATTTGTACGGAACAAGCACAGATAGATCATTTGCTGTGAATCCACCAAGTGTATTTAGAATGCAAAATGCAATAAATCGTGGTTTATTAAACAGACGTACTCCAACAAAATCAAGTGGTATGTTTGTTAATCCTGCAAATGATAATCCTTTACTTAGAAATTTTCCTGCACTTCTTAATATACCAGAAGATCAAAGACAGTTCGCAAAAATTGTAGACGGTAAAGTAGTATTTGAATTTCCTGAAGAAATGGAAACTCAAAATCCACCAGTAGATACATCAAATATACCACAATTTAATACAGATGAAGAATATCTAAAAGCATCAGGTATGATGAATCAACAAGGTCAAAAAGCAAAAACACAGACAGGTGGATTTACATCACAAGGTCAAGAATTAGCTGCACAGGGTTTAATACCATCACCTACAACAGAAGAAGCAAAAACAATAAAAGATAAAGCAGGTCAAATTGGTACTGGTCTTTTAGACTTTGCACAATCAACAGCAGGTCGAGGTTTTATAACTGGTTTATTAAAAGCTAGTGGATATTCTACAACTCCTGTTGGATTTGGTCAGGCACTTGGATTAGCATTTGAGGAAAGTGATAAAGCAGTACAACAAGAATTAGCAAATCAATTAGCAAAAGATAAATTAAAAATTGCTGAAAGTCAGGTTGGCAAATTTGAACAAGTAATGATTGATGTTGAAGGTACAGATGGCAAAATTAGAAAAGTACCTGCAAACAGAAATACCGTAACTGGTGAGATTAAACCAATTATAACAGCTAGTGGTAATGTATTTAATATGGGTGGTAATTCAAAAGGTTTCCAAGCATTAAATAATGCTGCTGCTAAAGGAGTTTATGATTGGACAGGTGCAGGTGGATTTGCACAAGTAAAAGAAAACATAGATAAACTTGATGATGTTATTACAACTTTAAAAGAAAATGATGACATTACAGGAAATGTTGTTGGAAATATACCTGCTGCATTTAGAGTATTTATAAATCCTGAATCTGTTGCTGTTCAAGATGATATTAACAGTATCGTCTTTCAATCTTTACGAGCAACACTTGGAGCTCAATTTACAGAAAACGAAGGTCGTAAATTAATCGAAGCATCATTCAATGTAAAATTAAGTGAAGAAGTAAATATTAAAAGATTAGAAAGATTAAAAGAAAAACTTTTAAATATGGCAAATTCTAAAGAATCAGCATCAAAATATTTTTATGCAAATAATGGAAGTATGGAAGGTTATACAGGCGTTACTACTTTTGGATTTGATGATGCAAATGCAAGTGAAGAAGCACAAACTAATGCATCACAAAGTGTACTAAATGATATTTATGATGTTTCTGATTATCAAAAATTTGATGATGATGCTTTAGTAAGTTACTTTGCGTCAGCTCCAAAAGAGGAAAAATTATTTATCATTAATAATGCCGAAGCAATCGGTTTAGATATGGGAAAAAAAGAGTAAAATATGGCAACTAGAAATATAACAGTAGATGATTTATTGGCAGCAGATAACCAATCTCAATCTGCACAAAAATATTTGAATGAATTTAATCCTGACAGAAATACATTTATTCAGGCATTAACAAATATACCTTCAAGTGCAAGACAATTTGCAAGTGATATTATTACTCCTTTTTTAAATCCAATAAAAACTGCAAAGACTATTGGTCAACTTGTTTCAGGTACAGTACAATTATTTACAGAAGGTGAACAAGAGAACGAAGCATTGGCTAGAGCTGTTGGAGATTTTTATAAACAACGATATGGAAGTTTAGAAAATATAAAACAAACTCTTGCTACTGATCCAGTTGGTTTATTAAGTGATCTATCAGTAGTTTTAACTGGTGGTGGTACATTAGCAGCTAAATTACCTGCCGCAGCAGGTACAGTTGGCAAAGTTGCATCAACAGTTGGTAAAGTTGTCGATCCAATAAATCTTACCGCTAAAGGAGTGGCAGCAGCTTCACCTATTATATCAAAACCAGTTTCTCAGGTATTAGGAATGACAACTGGTGCAGGTGGTCGTGCAGTATCAGAAGCATTCCAATCAGGAGCAGAAGGTGGTGCAAGAGCTGATACATTCTTAGATAACATGAGAGGTAAAGTTCCTTCTGACACAGTTATCGGTGATGCTTTTGCAAGTATGAAAGCAATACAACAAAAATCAAAAAAAGATTATTTAAAAGGTATTGATGAATTAAAACTTGGTGATGAAGCTATTGATTTTGCAAAAGTAGAAAAAGCCATAGATGATTTAATAGATACAAAAAAATATAAAGGTGAATTTACACTATCAGAAAATGCAATCAAAAAAGTAGAATCAATAAAAAAAATTGTTGAAAGATGGAAAGCAAATAAATCGTTACACAATGCAAAAGGTATTGATATGCTTAAAAAGAAAATTGATGCTGAATATCCAACTGGATTAAAAGTTGGTGATGCAGGAGTAATTGTGACACAAATACGAAATGTTGTAAAAGATGCAATCGTAAAAGCTGTTCCTGATTATAAAAATGTAATGAAAGCATACGAGGAAGCTGTAAGTCTTGAACAAAAATTAATTAAAGAATTAAGTTTAGGAAATAAAAGAGCAGCAGGAACTACGTTAAAAAAATTACAATCAGTAATGCGTGATAATGTTAATACAAATTTTGGACAACGATTTGATTTTGTAAAAAAATTAGATGAAGCAGGATTGGATAAAAATATTATTCCTGCACTAGCAGGTCAAAGTCTTGGTCAATTTACTCCGCAGGGTTTAGGAAAACTTGGTGGTACAGGCACAATAGGTGGAGTGGCAACAGGAGTAATTGATCCATTTACAAGTATTCCATTATTAGCTGCACAATCACCAAGAATAGTTGGTGAAACTGCATTTAAACTTGGTCAAGCATCAAACGTATTAGGAAGAAATATTCCAAGAATTGCAACAGCAGGAAGAATTGCAAGACCATTTGGATTATTACAAAATCAAAATCAAGCATTAGAAAATAGAGGATTATTACAATGACAGTAAGCAATTATTCAACAACGGCAGCTAACAATACAACGATAAATAGCATTAGCATTGCAGAAGGGATGCCACCTTCTAATGTCAACAATGCAATGCGTAACCAATTAAGTGATATTCGTTCTTTCTTAAATGACAAAGAATGGTTTATTGTTGGTGATCGTGATGGTGCTTGTACTTTTGCAAG